TAGGTGATGGTCACGGTAAAGAAACATTACCAGATGGAACTTCTTACATAGGAAACTTTAAAGATGGACTACGTGACGGTCACGGTAAAGAAACAGAACCAGATGGAAGTTCTTATGAAGGAAACTTTAAAGATCATAGATATAATGATCAAGGAATAAAAATATATGCAGATGGTTTTGGGTATATAGGAAACTTTAAAGATGGACTACGCGACGGTCACGGTAAAGAAACATCACCAGATGGAAGTTCTTATATGGGAAACTTTAAAGATAATAGATATAATGATCAAGGAATAAAAATATATGCAGATGGTTTTGGGTATGTAGGAAACTTTAAAGATGGACTATGGGATGGTCAAGGAAAAGAAATATTCCCAGATGGAAGTTCTTATGAAGGAAACTTTAAAGATGGTATACTCAATGGTCAAGGAAAAGAAACATTTCCAGATGGACGTTCTTACATAAGAGAATTTAAAAATGGATACCCAATAGAAAATGACGAGGTGGTAGAAAACGATTATTTATAGATATATAATAACTTTATTTTAATATTAAAAATTTAATAATAAAATAATGTCATCTGGTTGATTCAGTTATGACTAGGCCTCTAGAACCGAAAGTTGTGCCTGAAGCGCTTCAATCTTACGTGCCTTTGCTTCTTGTACCATACGCTCCAAGTCAGCAATCATCGCATCCTGGTCCTCTACCGGAGGCACAGGTGGAAGCTTTGTCGAACTACCATTCGGAGCAGGAGGAGTATCGTCAATTGCTGAAACCATAGGGGTCGAGCTAGCCACAGGTCGTGAGATACCAGTCCAAAAGCTAATGAGTGCATCCTCTACCGGCTGGAGAGAATCATCGTTCATCGTCTTCATAAAGCTATCCAGAGGAGTCACTCTCATCTTGACAGCACCCGTCTTGAGGTCAACCACCGTCTTGTAGTCGCCAGTCATCACCTCGACCATGATAGTCTGAGAGAAACCAGCAACCAGCTTGACACCGACCGTATTCGACTGAACCGGAAAACCTGGCTTGTCTAGTGCCATGTTCCAATATACCACAAGTGGTACATCGAACTTAGCAGCCGTAAAAGCCTTCTCCTGACGAGTCTGGAAACTATCGAAACCACAGAAACCACTCCTAGGAACGTCATATCCATACTCATCTATCTCAAGACCCTTGTAGCTCACCATGGAATCGAAATGACCATCAGTGACAATCATAATCGTAAAGTCGGTCGAAATCAACTTGCCAGCACTACGAGCCGTCTGCATCTCGTCAAGTAGAAGCCCGTAGGTAGCATCCAAGTTGGTGTTCATACCCCACTTGCACTTCATCAACAGACGGAAAACATCAAAGATGTCTGCTGTCGGGTCAAAGCTAAACACCTCTGGGTTCGCCGAGAAGGTAATCAACTTTCCTGGGATGGTGCTGATGGTAGCACAAAGAATACCCATGGCAATGGCATATTGCATAACACCAGCACCCGACATGGAACCAGATACATCGACCACCGGCATGACAGCACGAGGATCTCGGATTGGGTCCGGTATAGTATCACCAATAGCAACTGCCTCCTCGCGCAGCTTGCGGTCCTTCTCCAGAGTCTCCTTGATGAGCTGGTCGACAAACTCTACCATCTTCTTCCACTGGGCGTTCAGAAGCATCTTCTCTTCGCGGGTCATCACATTAGAACTCTTGGCATGGTAACCCCATCTACTCTGGTCACACTGGTCCCAGATGAGGTCCGCAAGCTTTTTCAAGTCTTGTTGAGCACCATTGAGCTTCCCATTCATAATGTCCCGCAGTGTGTTCTGAGCACACTTTCGACGATCTTCTCGGTCTGAACGTTCATTGCCATCCTTCGTCTTATTGGTCAGAGCTAATCGAAGATTTGTGGTAGCCTTGGAAGGAATGAACTTGAGGTTCATCTCGCCCCAACCACGTCCGGGAAGTGCCTCCGTCATATGATGTTCCGGAATGCGGAGGCACTGACTCAACACAGTAGCGCACTTGCGAAGCACCATGCGACCAAAGTCCATGGTCTTGTCTGAGGAACTCTTGGAGTATCCAAAGAGAAGACGAATCAGGTCATCACGATGTGCGCTGTTCTTCTTGCCCTCGCGCTTCACCCACTTGGCAGCCCAACTGAAGTGGCCTTTGGGAAAAAACGCAAGAAAATCGGACAGCTCCTTCGGCTTCATACTCTTGAGACGCTTGTTAAGAGCATCAATCTCAGTATGAAGTGTACCCACCTCAGTGGTCACTACAGACTTTCCAAGGAGTCGAGACAAATCTGTAACAAGACAGTCGCGATAGAGACTTAGAAGTGAAAACACCATCTCCTCATCACCAGCAGTTCGAAAGACATCAACCAGGTGGTCAACATCCTGAAAGCAACCGTAGAAAGGAATAAGCTTTACCACTACAAGAGTCTCCTGTGGGAACTGTTGTCGCAAACGCTGGAAGAGCAAGTAAAACTGGACACGTGAACGTCCACCCTGGCATCGAATAGCGCGAGCAAAAAAGGCCAGCTTGAACAACAAAACAATCTGTGTTTGTCGGTCCTTCTGTGACATGGAGTAGAGACCGGATGTCACCTTGGGCCAGTACTGAACAATAATATTCAAAAGCATAACTGGGTCGTTACCAACCAGTTGTTGCTTGAGTCCGAGGGTATCGGACATCAATTGTTCGTGAAGAGAGGCATAATAGCCTAGGTCGGAATGACAAGGGTCGCCATTCTCGCCAAGCATGTCAGGCTGCTTGGCTTGAGTTTCTGCCTTTTGACTTATGAGGTCAAATAGACATGAGCCACTAGTGGCTTTGGTACTGTTGGTTGAACCAACGGGGTTACTACCAGTGTTACCGGTATTACGTGTGCTATCTACTAAAGAATTAAACATCATGATATCTTTGAGTATGTATCATTATATATAATTAAATTTCAATTTTTTCATTATGTGAAAATATTGTTTATTAACCATGTAATTGGTATTGTATTATTGTTTGAAGATAGATACTAACATAGATAAATAAATATCACCAAATGTTGACTTGGATACCTTGCTTTCTAAATTTGCTAGGTCTGAAAATATCAAAGGATATTCACTTGCATCAATTTCATTATTAGTTACCTTTTTTAAAAGTAATTCCATAATCTCTTTTAAAATAATAGATATTGAATATCCATTTTCTAGAACTAATTTTGATATTTTTTTAATAGATACTTCTAGAGTTTTATTTTTATCTAATAATATATTTGTAACTTTTTCAATTTCGGCCGGTAAAGGATACCCAGCTACATCATAACATAAATTTTCTTTAATATAAGACTCTCCACCTACTTTATTAATACATGCTGATTGCATTAAATTTATTGCTTTCCTCATATCACCTTTAGAAATATTAGATATAATATCCATAGTACTATCAGTATAAGATAACTTTTCTGATTTAGCAATATGCTCTAATTGCTTTTTCATAATTTCAGGCTTAATTGGATTAAATTTAAATTCAGCACATCTTGATTTAATTGCAGGTATAATTTTATTATCATAATTACAAATTAAACAAAACCGTGTACTCGAAGAATATTTTTCAATGATTCGTCGTAGAGCAAATTGTGCATCAAATGTCATCGAGTCTGCTTCATCTAAAATAATCACTTTGATTCCTTTATTAAAATAATTTCTTTTTTCAGCAAACCCTTTTATCTCTTCACGGACTGAATTTATACCCCTATCATCAGAAGCATCTAATCTCATAACCATTAATTTTTTTTTAATACCAAAATAGTCATTTAATACTGCCATTATAGTTGAAGTTTTTCCAGAACCAGAACCTCCATAAAATAAAAGATGTGGGAAAGAACCACCATTAAATATTTTTGTTAATGAATTAATTATAGTATCCTGTCCAACAATCTCACTCAAATTGGTTGGTCTATATTTTTCTACTAACGGTAAATTATATTCCATTATTAGTTATTTTGGACACAGTTTTTAAGTTACTTTTTTTTTTATTCATTATAAAATATGCTAAACGATATAATTGAATCATTTCGTCACAACCTTTGATTAAACTCTGATCTATATTTGCCAATAATATTATAATACTAGCTTTATCTGCGCTAGTTAATTTGCTATTATCTAAAATTAAATTATGTAATACTAAAATTTGATTTACTAAAGAATATCCAGAAGTATATACAAAATTTAGAAACTCTAGAACATCCTTCTCTTTATTTGTAATACAATCATTAATAAATTTCTTTAATTTAGATTCTTCTACAATGCCAGATATTTCATCTATTATCATAGAACTAATACCACTTCCAAAACAATTATAACATCTTTGTAAGAAATTAATTGCCTTTCTTAAATCACCTCTTGAGTAATCACTAATTTTATTAATTACAGAAATTGAACATTTTAATTTCTCCTTTTTAGAAATTAATTTTAATTGATTTTTTAATTCTAATTTAGGAATCGGTTTAAATCTAAATACAGCACATCTTGAAACAATTGGATCAATAATTTTATGATGATAATTACAAATAATACAAAATCTAGTTACCTTTGAGCATTCTTCCATTATTCTTCTAAGAGCATATTGTGATTCCGATGTCATATTATCAGCTTCATCTAAAATTATAATTTTCCACGGGGGTAAATTTAAGTTTTTTGTCTGTGTTAAATTTATAGACTCTTGTGCGTAATTTTTAATTTTCTCTCTAACAACATTAATTCCTCTTTCATCAGAAGCATTTAACTCCTTGATTCTATCTCTATAGTGTTCACCAAATAATTCTTTCGCTAAAGCTATTATAGTTGAAGTTTTACCAGAACCAGAAGGTCCAAAGAACAGTAAATGGGGAATGTTTTTATTTTCAACAAAATTTCTTAAACCTTCCTTGACTTCTTCTTGGTAACATATCTCATCCAAATTATTAGGTCTATTTTTTTCTACCCAAGATACATATTTCATTAAAGTAAATATATAAAGAACTTTTAAATGCTTATTTAATATGTTCTTGTAAAAAAAGGTTTTTTAATTCTGCATTAGAAAATACAAATTTCTCATCATCTTTATCTACTCTGGTATTATAAACATAAATATCCTTTGAATCGTGAGAAATTCTAGCACCAAGTCCTAATTCCTTTCTAAAACTGTTTTCAGTAATAATTATATTGTTTATAATTAAAGTATTCCCTTTAATACCATAAATAGTAGACTCCTCTTCAAACATACTACGAGTATTCATTTTACAAAAAAGTCTCAAACAATGAACTAATTCATGAAATAAAATTACAACTATAGGTTGAAATTTAAAAATAGAAAATGAAGAACATAAATCTAAATCTATTTTATCATCTAAAGGTTGGCAATTTATAATTTTATGGAATGTTTCGTCCTCAACACCTTCAAGTAATTCCTCATTTAAAACTGGTACTTTTATAAAATACGGTGTATCAGGAATAAATATAGTATTATCTTTAGAACTAAAATGCGGGTACTGAAAATTTTTACTGGAAGAGTAATTCGAAATATTAACATTATATCCCGATCTAATATATTTATTTAATTCACTAATTAATAAAGAACCAACATTAGTTGATTCTATTCTGCGTAGTGCTGACACAATAACATGGTCCCATTCATTTTTTGTTTGAAAACACGTATACTCTTTATATTGTATATTTAATAACATATCATATAAAGATTATAGATATTTGTTGAAATAATCAATTTTTACAAGGTTGTAGCAGATAAGATGTATTTGATATTATAACTTTTTCAAACCAGAACACTTTTAATATTTTCTAATTTACTTTATATGGATAATAACTTAAATTTTATTAAAATTTTTCCAAATAAAATTAAAAAAATTAATATAAAACAATTAGAAAGAAATAAAAATGTAGATAAATTAAATATAGATAAATTAATAACAATATCATTAGATGAAGGTAAACTTTCAAATAATATACTAATAGCTCAATCAGAAAACAAACTTCATATTTTTGATTCTAACCTAAATATACAAAATATATTATATCCATCAGTTGATGATAATATTGATAATTTTGGTTATGCTATATTTAGACACAAAACCCAATTATTTATAAATGGATTCACTGAAACAGGATTTCCTTTAATTTATGTTTATAATATTGAAAATAATTTTGAATTAGAGTATAAATTCATACTTCAAAACTTTAGAGGAGAATTTTACCCAACATTTGTTAATAATAAATTAGTTATTATTAAACAAGAAAGTAAACATTTGGTTTTATATTCATTTAGAATTATTGAAGGTTCGATTGAAAAAGATGATATAATAAAAATCGAATTACCAGAAAGTAAACATATATTTTCAACCAGTAATAAACATTTATTTATTAATAGCAGGGAACAATTCTATATTATTGATATTATTAATTATAAGATATTAATACGAGAAAATAAAATTTGTAAAGCAATAGATACTTTCACCTTTTCTAATCTAGAATTAACAGTAGTTGCTCACGATGTTGTTGATATTTATGATGATAATTTAAATATTAGACAACATATAGATTTGCCAAATATTGATATGATATGTTTTTCAAATTCATATTTAGTTTTAGGTAATACGAAAGATAATATTGTTCATATTTTAGCATTAAATCATAACGGACTTTTTATAGAATTTGGAAAAATATCACACCTAAAAAATATTTCACAACTTAATTGTATCAATAACATGATTATTTTTAAAAATAACAATGAATATATATATACTAACTTACCCGAAAGAATTTATAATCTTGTAAAATTTAATGGATATGGATATTATGTTGATAATCAAATTATTCAAGAAAGTAATAAAGGTAAAGCAATATTTATAAAAAATGGCAAATTAACTACATATATGGAAATAGAATCAAATGTATCATTAATAGTTGGTTATACTGAGTTTGTTTCGGAATTAATAGTAGCAGACCATCATAAAAAAATGGGCTTTTCTGTTGAATACTCATTTACGGAAGAGGAAAATACTAATCTTAAAACAAATTATATCTTAATTTCTGAAGATATCATAGAAATTGATTCATCTGTAGAGAGTATCAAGTCTCTGAGTAAAGAAAATACAAACTTTATTTTTATTGAAGAGCCTAGTTCAGATATATACTTTAAATCAACTATTGGAAGTTCCATTAAAATTAAAGTTGGAAGATATGATAAAATTATAACTTGGTCTAAAAATTCAATACTAAAGTTAGAACTATTTAACAATGATTCTTTGATTGAAATAAGTACAAAATCAGACATTGATATTTTAGGTTATCAAGCAAAAGTTAATAATAACAAATTTAATTATCAAATAAATATAATTTCTAATTCTAATGATGTGATTATTAATAGTGCATTAGTTAATAACTATAATACTTTCTTTCCTTATCTCAAAGAAAATAAAATTAATGCGATTGTTAATAATACAATTAAAGATATTGACATAAAATTTGAATTATTATCCATTAAATCTAATTTACCCGATTACAATAATAAAGGTAGATTAGAAATTAATGGCTTAAATCAACAATTTCATCGAAGATATTTATTAGAAAATAATGACAAATCTATAATTATTAAAGATATTTTAATGGATAAAGTTATTACCGAATATAAAACTAAAGATTTAGGAAATATAAAAAAGATAATATATATTAATCCTTTACTGATTATTTTATCTAAACCACTTAATGACATTGATACTACATTAAACATAATTAACATTAAAGATAATAAATTAACACCTTATGTTATTAGTAATAATAAAAATGAAAATTTAACAAATATATTTGAATATGACAATTGTAATTTAGTATTTGTTACAATAAATGATACCTCAAATATAATTTATATTATTAATTTAGATGATTCAAATGAAGTTCATAAAATGAGAAAAATTAAATTTCAAGAAAATATTAAAAATATTAGGCTACATAACAGATATTTAGCTGTTGAAACAGTAAATAAAGAAATAATTTTGTATGATATAGAAGAATTTCAGACATTAATTTCATTTACTGATGAAAATATAATAAATTTTACCATGTATTATAATCATTTAATTGTTTTATTGAAAGAAGATACACTAAAAGCATATGTTTATAAAATTAAACCTGATTTTGAATTATTATTTACTACCGAAATTGATAATATTCAAGAAAAATCTAATATAAAAATGGGACCAGGAAGAGTTATTATTTATGATGAAAATAATATTCAACTCTATAACTTTGATGAAATAAATGGATTAGTAAAAATAGAAAGAATAGACCACACATTTATTCATTATTATAAGAATATACTAATTACAAAAAATAATAACTCATATTTTAATGTCTATAAATTTTCGCCACAGTTAAATTATATTGATCTGCATATTGATTGTTCTTTACGATTAGATAAGATGATATTAAAGAATAAAGAAAATGTTACTAAATCAATATTAAATTTGTTCTTTGTCGTTAATCATAATTCAGAAATTAGAATTAATGAAGTAGAATCTATTAAATTTAATAGTTTATGTCAAAATAAATCAATTGCAAAAATGATATTGGAAATACATAACAATCAAGAAATAATAATTGACACAGTTGGGCAAAATATAAAGTTTTGTGGTATTATTGAAGGCGAATTAAAAGAAAAATTACCATGTTTTTTGCCTGGTACATTAATATTAACACCTACTGGAGAAATACCAATTGAAAAACTAAAGGAAAATGATATTATTTTTAATGACAAATATCAAGAAATTAAAATTAACAGCATTCATAAATGGGAAACTTCAAATTTTACTAGTAGTAATATTCCTTATATTATACCAGCAAATTCATTAAAAGAAAATTATCCAAAATATGATACAGGAGTGTCACCATTTCATAGAATTAAATTACCAAATGGTGATTTTGTAAGAGTACAGGATATTAGATTACCATTTATTAAACAATTTAAGATTGATAATGGTATTTTAAGATCCAACAATTATGAAGGTATATTAGAAAAAATAATATATTATAACTTTATTTTAGAAAATGACGAATCATTTATTGCAAATGGTTTAATTGTAGAAAGCTTAGATAAATCAAATCCTCATTTGTAATGTCTGATAAAATTTAATAAGCTATTTTAATTTAAATATTTCAACTAGTAATTTATTATCTAATAATAATTAATATGACTAAACTATGGTATCAAGATTTTCGTGTATTATTAGATGAACCATTCCAATTTTTTCCAAGTAATAATTTAAATGATACAGAAAAGATAAATTCTTTAGCAAGGCTTGCAATATATTATTCAATTATAATTATTATTACTGGTCGAAGTCACTCCTATTTAACTATATCTTTAGTAATTATTATTATTTCATTTTTATTAGGAAGAACTGAACCATTTAATAATAATATTGAGAAACCTAAATGCTATAAACCAACTGATGCTAATCCATTTATGAACTTTACTATTAATGATTATTATAAAGACCCTAATAGACCAGAAAATTGTCCTATTGATCAAGTTAGACAAGATATGAGAAAAAAATTTCTAAAGAGAATAGTGCCTGACCCAACAGATTTGTGGGGACAAAATTTTAGTGATAGAAATTTTTATACTACACCTTCAACTAGAATAGTTAATGATCAAACTGGTTTTGCTAATTGGTGTTATGGTGGAACGGGTCAGTGTAAAACTTACGGTAAAGGATGTCTTAAGAGAGCATTATCTCGAACTGGTACTGGGATGTTCGGTTCCCCTATTTAACCATTCTATTAATTTTCTAATTCCTAAAAACATTTTCTCATCTATCATAGATATTCGAAACGTGAGTCCTTCCGTTCCAAAACTCTTACCAGGAACAACTATTATTCCAATTTCACTCGCTAATCTACTTGTTAATTCTTCTGAATTATTAATTCCCATTAATTCTAATTCAACAGAATAATTGTTAAGATCAATCCATTTATACCAAGCCCCTTCAAATTTAGAAGAAATTATTTTACTATCGGTATTTAACTCTTTCTCGATATTATCCGATATATTTTTAAAAAATATTTTCTGGTTTGTAAAATATTCTTTATTCTTACTATTCGTTAATGCATCTGCAGCAACATGATTTAAAAAATGGTTTATCAGGACGAGTTTGCTAAGCAAACTCGTTCTGATAACCACAAACTTATTCTTAGAAAATCTTGCAAAGATTTTCTAAGAATAAAAAATCTGATGGACACGAATACATGATAGATCCCAATGAAGCCATATTTTTTTGAACATCTATTAGAATATCTGGAAATAACATCCATCCAAATCTCCAACCACCGGAAGCCCTATCCTTTGATAGTGAAGATCCTAAAATACATTTATCATATAATTCTGATAAATAAACAGTTTCAATTTGTGAAGTATTATAATAAATCTCATCACTAAACACTGTAATGTTATACTTTTTAAATATTTTAATTAGTGATGTATATTCATCTTTAGTATATACTGCACCTGTTGGATTATTAGGACTATTCAAAAATAATAAAGAGTTTTGTCCATTATATTTTAATAAACTTTCATCTAATAATTCAGAGGTTAACTTGTAATTATTATTACTAGAACATGGAATAGTTATAAAATCCTTTTCTAATTTTTTCATATCTTCCAAGTATGTGACCCAGCATGGAGTAGGAATAAATATTTTTTTGTCCCATACAAATGATAAAGAAAAGATTAACTCTTTTAATCCATTGCCCACAACAATATTATTTAAGTTTTTTGGATAGATTTCATATACAGCATTTTGAAATACATCTTTTCCTTCAATGCTTGTATACTCTTTTTTGTTAATATTATTTTCCAAGGTTTTTATTAGATAATCTGGTGTTGGTAATGGATTTTCTCCTAAACCACCATTATAAACAGGTAACCCTTTATTAACCCTATCTAATAGAATTAACTTAGAATTAAGCGTTGGAGATATATTCATTATTTTACTGTTAAAATTAGTTGATATTTTTTTTTCAACATTAGTAAGAATTATAAATAAAAAATAAAATACAAACTAACATTTTATTAATTAATTAAAAAATTTAATAGCTATTTTAATGTGCTATTTTTAGCTGCTATATCCCATTGATGTGTAGCTTCTTCTCTCCACGCACTTGCGAAATCTTGATAACTATATAATTTACCACTCTTATCCCACATATATAAATTATAATTGTAACCCTGATTATCTATAATATTAAACTTATATTGTCCGCCACCTATTTTATCATTAAAGTTTATTAATACTAATTTATTATATTTAAATCTACCATCTTTTTTCACAAATGTACCTATTTTTCACTATTAAGTTCTTTCAAAGTTAAATATTTCTTCTTATATTTCAAATATTTTTCTTTATATCTAATTTGTTCCATATATATTATTTAGAAAAAAAGTTATATAAAATATAATATATGAACCCAAAAAATTTTAATTTTAATTATAATATAGATATTAAAAAAGGTGATAATTCAAGTACAAAAAAATCTCAAAATTATAGGTGTCATGATTCTAAATTAGATAATGATAACAAAAAACTATTTCAATTAACGAAAAAAGAAAAAGAAAAAGAAAAAGAAAAAGATCTCAAATACTCACAGAATATAAATGATATATTTTATGAGAAAGAAACTTGTAAACCAATAAAAAAAGAAAATGTAAAGCCAACTACAAAACCAACAAATACCAAAACTTTTGAATCAAGTAATAATGAATCATATAAAGATAGACAATGTAATGAATCAAAACCAGTTAAATATTATGATAATAGTATTAGAGATAATTATACTATAAATTATAAAAATATTAGTGCTGGTTCTGCTAGAGTTGAAGATGAATCATTTTTATTACTTCCAAGGATGCATTCTAGACAAAAAACTCGAGTAGAATTAAAAGATAATATGCATCCTGGTGATTATAGAGTTGATTTATCATCAGATAACATTATAAAAACAAAACAATATACATCTTATTACGGAGACCATTATGGTCCTGGTAAAGGGTTTGGTAATACGAATATAAGTAATGACATTCGAAATGGTGTACCATCAAGAAGTGAAAATAATGTTTTTCATGAAAGAATAGAGTCTAACGTAAATGATAGAAGAGATATAATATTTAAAAACTATCAAGATCCCAATAATATTATTATGCCATTTCCAAGAGGTGGTGAGATTACAAGGAAGTCAGTTCAAAATAATAATAAGAATTTAAGTAGTAATACATTTTCTGAGTTTAAGTTTAAATATTAATTTACTATATAACTTTAATATGGAAATTGATTCAAATTTAAAGAAAATTATAAGACATTATTTGAAAGCAAGAGATTATGAAAATGAACAAGATAAATTTTTATTACATTTAGAGAAAGTAATAGTATTATTAGAAAAATTAAATAAAAATAATATAGAAAAAATAATTGATCCAGTGTATATTGAACAAATTAGAAAATATACTTATTCTAATATTACAAAAATAATTACTAACTCACTAATTAAAAATAATAAAGCAGTTAGTAGTGATATTTTTAATCTTGTTACAGAAGGCAATATTCATTCTATAACAGATACAGAAAACATTTATAATTATGATATTTTTAATGAAGAAGGATTAACACCTTTACATAAATGTATTAATTTAGGTGATACAACAATTTTAAGAGAATTTTTTAAAAAAGGGGAAAAAATAGATCTTGTTAATAAAAGTGGACATACATTATTGGAATTTGCATGTTTACAAAAGGATCCAAATTTAATACAATTCTTACTTAATCACGGAGCTAATATGAAAAAACATCTATTCTTTAGGAACAACTATAAGGTACATCTTTCGCTCAATGATATTGATACTGCAATTATTATAAAAATATGTATGCTTGCCAAGAATGATAATAAAGATAATTCTATTGATTTTTTATACAAATATATTAGTCCGGATACAAAAATTGGAATTGATGATATAGAATTTAAGGAATTTAATAAATGTTTGGTAGCGATTCTTAATATACTGGGACCTGAAATGAAGGAAACAGTAATAGAAATATGGAAAGAAGAACTTTCTTATAATTTAAATAATAAATTGGGATGTCCTAATAATTATTTAGAATTACTTTTAATTAACCTAGTTCCATTCATTAATTATCCATTTAATGTAACAAATAGGAATGTATTAACTAACGAACTAATATATACTACTAAAAAAATTTGTCGAGATAATAATTATATTTTAGATACTAAATTCAACAAAGAGTTAATAAATAATATTTGGAAGAATTATGAAAATGAAGTTCCGTATGATTATATTGGTGTAATTATCAGTCATATATTTAGCAAGATAAGAAGACCATAATATTAAAAATGTTTTAAGAATGAAATTAAATATTCTAAAAAAATATTTAAAAATTTTTGAAGTAAGACAAAATTTATATATAATTATTTTTGAAGTAAGACAAAATTTATATATAATTATTTTTGAAGTAAGACAAAATTTATATATATAGTAATTTTTATTTTCTAAAATAATTATATATATAAATGAGTTTTACAAGACTTGATTATGATTGCTGTGCCTATGCTAAAGATTTACAAGAAAGCACAACTCCTTTAGAATATTTAATGTATAGAGGCAAGTTCGAAAATTGCAAGAAATGCCCAGACAATACTAATAATCTTGATTTTGGTATTAAAGTTGATGTTGAAAGTGAATTAAGAAACCAAACCAGATACTCATCTAATTGCCCAAGCAAAAAATACGATCCTACAAAGCCATTCCCTGCTGCAAAAACTACAAATCCTCATGTATGTGAGAGAGTTCCTTCTGGTTTAAAAAAACCAACTGGTCCTGGTTATGATGATTCTAAATTAGGAAGATCATGTTGCCCAAAAAATAAAGATGAATCTAAAAACTAAATTTTTAAATAAACATTTAATACTTACATAAATATTAAATGATTAACTTATTTTGATAAATATATTATGGTTTAAATTTAGTTTAAAGATATATAGGAAAAATAATATAAAATTTTTAATAAATATAATTTCTCATTTATTATATATGTCATTCAGCAGAATTAATTATGACCAATGTGCTTATGATTTACAATTAGATAGATCAACAGCACCTGGTAACTATAGATTATTTCCAGGTCAAGTTGATAGTTGTAATAAATGCTATCCTTATAATCAACCAAATGGTTCATCTGAACATACTTCTATGGCAAGAGACAATTGTGAAACTGGTTATGGTAACCTAGCAGATGTTGAGTCTGAAATAACAAATAGAAAAAAATACTTGGAAAAGTGCAATAAAGAAGGTAAAAACGACGGATACAGAAAAGCAAAGGTATATCACAAACCATTATGCGACAAAACATTAGAGTCTGAAGATACTAGATTCAGCAATCCTCTTGATAACTACCGTGGAATGAGTTTAACTGGATTTTATTTTACACCATATTTACATGTTAATCCTCAATGTCAATACCAAACTAATAAAAGTAGAGAGGGTAATTCAACAAGACAAATGGTAAAAGATTGTTACAAATTACCAAATCAAGACTTTTGGGATAAAGGCAATGGTCTTCCTCCTAAACCAAAAGAAGTATCAAAGAAAGGTTGTAAGATGTGTTGTGAATAAACATATTAGAATATTTTTTGTTACACAAAAATTTTTAAATTTATCTTTTAGATTTAAAAATATTTGCAAAAAATATATGTGCAGCAAAAAATATTTGTGTAACAAAAAATATTTGACTTAAAAAAATAAATAAAATTTATTATATATAACATTATAATAATGGAAACAGTATTATTAGGAAGTTTAGGATATTTAGGAAATAAAATTAATAGTCAAAAAGACGTTAAATGCAAACCATCGCAAAAAAGAAAAAACCCAAAACCTACCAGGCAAAAAATTGCCAGTTATAATATATCTGATAATATAACTAAAGCAACCCGACAACAAGCTAAGAAATTAAAAGAATGTGGGTTTGCATCACAATTTGATACTATTATGTTAGATAATACAGACGGTCCTGTTGGTGTTAATGAATCAAATATTGTTAATGTTAATGGTGCTAACAGTTATGATACTTCGTTACAAAGAGATATTGATTTGAAAAATGGATATTCAGAATTTGGTAGGACCCAAATGCATTACGATGTTGTACCTCAAATAGAAATGATGACAAGTAATATGAGTAAGCATTCTAGCAGACGTGACATGACAAGACAAGATAAAGATTATAGTCAACAATTAGCTTTACATACAGGCGATGACCCTTATTATATGAGTAAAGATACACATGACCCAACACAATTATTTGAACCTATGGCTGATTTAACTTATGTTAATGGTGCTCCAGTTATGACTGATATTTTAAAAGAAAGATATGTTCCTTCATATAAAAATAATAATGGTGATTTACCTTTTGAAAATAAAGTAAAAGTTCAACCCGGTTTATTTGGCGAAGAACAAAACGGTAGAAATGAAGTATATAGAGTATTACCTAAAGATACAAATGATTTACGAAGTAAAACTAATCAAAAGATTTCTTATAAAGCCGATAAAATTGAAGCGGTTCAAAAAGGACAGTATCGACCTGCTCCTCTAAATTTAACAAAATATAAATTACCAACTCATCGTGAAAGAGAAATGGATGATTATCTGCCTAATGCAGGAGTCGCTAGTAAGAAAAAACAAACTGGTGAATTTCAAAGTATTAATACTAATCGAAGTACTAGTATGAATGTACTTGGTCATGCTCATGATTCAACTAAAGGTAATAAAAAATATGGTAAAACTACAGAATCTGGCAAAGTTACTTTTGCAAATGATGCTATTTCAAGATCCGTTTCTAATGTAACAACAAACCCTGTCTTACAAAATAAGAAATCATTTAGAAATGTAGAAAATGAAAGAGATAGTACTAATCATAATATTCCAGGTGTAGCATATAATAATACAGAAGGTTCATATGCTATTGATCCAACCAATATACCATTAACTACTTTAAGACAATTAATGATTGAGGGAGATAATAACATTGGTGTTACTCAAAATAGAAATAGTAATGCATATATATTTTCGAAAGATTGTGTTATTCCTGAAACACACAGGTCTGTTACATCTCATAATACAAAAGAAGGTATGATGAATCCTATTGTCAAAGAAGGACCTGCATTTGACAGTGAAGATAGAGCAAGACAAACTATTAGACAAACCACATCCCATAAATCAGTAACAGGTTCAATTAATCCAATTCAAAGAGAAAGTCATTATTATAATGAGAATGATAGTGCTCGAAAAACTATTAAAGAAACAACTGAACATATGGCTGTAGTAGGAACTGTTAATCCTGAAAGAGGTGAAGGTCATTATTTTAATGACAATGATACCGCTAGACAAACAATCAGACAAACCACTAGTAATATGACAGTAACTGGTGCAATAAATCCAGACCATAAAGAAGGTCATTATTATAATGAAAACGACATAGCTAAGCATACTATTAAGGAGACAACTATATATAATAATAGTGAAGGGTTTGTTAATCCAGAACATAAAGAAGGTCATTATTTTAATGATAATGATATGGCTAAAGAAACCATTAGACAAACAACAGGAACACTTAATATGGAATCAATAGTTCAACCTACAGACAGAGCTCCTGTTTATATAAATTATAAAGATGTACCTGATATTAATATTAGAAATACCACTTCACATGTTGAATATATTAGTAATACAGGTAGAACTAATGGTAATAATCAATATATGTACAATATTAAAGAAAAAGCAAAGCCAACTATTAGAAATACCACCGGATTATCTGAATATGTAAGTAATACCAATAGGTCACAAGGTAATAATCAATATATGTATAATAATAATGAAAAGGCCAGACCAACCATTAGAAATACAACTGGATTATCTGAATATGTCAGTAATGCTAACAGATCTCAAGGTAATGTAGTAATGGATAAAGATAATATTGCTAAACCAACTATTAGACAAACCACTTCTATAGTACAACAAGATAATAATGTTAGTAGAACCACACAGGGTAATGTTGTTTTAGGAAAAGACCATATTGCAAAACCAACTATTAGACAAACAACTTCTGTGGCACAACAAGATAATAATGTTAGTAGAACCACACAAGGTAACGTTGTCATAGGAAAACATGATAAAGCCAAACCAACAATTAAACAAAGTACTTTACATTCCACACAAGGTGGTAGAGTTGGTAGAACCAATGGAGGTGAAACTTATACTCGTGATAAAGAGGACGAAGCTAGAGAAACAGTTAAACAAACAACATTACATTCTACTCAAGAAGGAAGATTAGGTAGAACTAACGGAGGTGAAACATATACCCGAGATGAGAAAGACGAAGCAAAACAAACTATTAGACAAACAACCTTACATTCTACTCAAGGAGGTAGATTAGGTAAAACTACTGGAGGTGATAGTTATGTTCGTGATGAAAAAGATGAAGCTAAACAAACAATTAAACAAACTACTTTACATTCAACACAAGCAGGTCGTATTGGAAAACAAGAGGGTGGAATACAATACTCCAAAGATATTAATGATACAGCACGTGTTACTATTAGACAGACCACCTTATTGCAAAATCATACTGGACCATTAAAAGGTGATGTAGAAAAGATAAGGTCACAAGAAGCTGAACAAAATATGTCGATTGATGAAAGAAGAGAGATTTTAACTTATAATAGACCTGCAGGTCCTAAATCAGACCGAGCTGGACCAATTATAAATAAAACCGGAATCAAATTTAAGGAAGAAAATTTTATTAAAAGAACAAATTTTGGGTTTGACAAGTCAAATTGTAATTTAGGTCAATTGAATAAAACCTTTACTAGAAACAAACAAATGTTAAATACTCCAAATTATAGAATTAATGATGATTTCGTTAATACCTTACAAACCAACCCATTAGTTAATAATATTATGCATCAAAAGAATACAGGAAATCCATACGATAATTAAAAATATTTAGTTATATTATCAACCATATTATATATAAAATATTTATTTATATTAGAATGACGTGTTTTTGGGACGGAATTTTACATCATTTAAAAGATGAGGATTTTCAAAGAATATTTCAAATTAATAAACCTAATAATAAAAATTTTGTAGAATTATTAAAAACTAATTTAAGAAAAACCAAAGATATAATATGGAATGGATATACATTGACAGATAAACAACTAGAAGAAAACTATGAACATGTTAAAAATTTTAATATTGATTCTATTCGTAGTGGATATTTATGTTCAATATGTGATCCATTTTTATTCTTAGTGTGTGAACTATTTAGAGTAGATATCAATCATAAATACTGTGGATATAATATGACATATAGAGTAAAGAATCCAACTAAAACATTAAATTTTAAATCAAATTCAGGACATTTTAGTCCATGTTAGTTTAAATCTTTAATTAAATTAAATTAATTTAATTAAATTTAAAAGTAAGTATATATATATAATTAATATGTATTCAGCGAATGGAAATTACATCCCAACAACTAATGTTGTAGAAACATTTAAAGATACCAAAATATATGGTATTGGAAATATACCAAATTCTAGTTTAATTGATATAGAAAATGCAAAAACATGCACTAATGATAAAGTTAAATCATTAGAAATTGGTGCTAGTATTCATAAAGAAATTAGAAAACATATAAGACCACATTTAAAACCTGGACTAAAATTAAGTGAATTAGCAAATTTAATTGAAAACAAGTGCAAAGATTTAACTAAAAATCAGGGAGTAAATGAAGGTATTGGATTTCCCTCTAGTCTGTCAGTTAATAATTGTGCTGCACATTTTACTCCATCTAAACTATACGATGTAACATTAGATAAAAAATCAATTACTAAAATTGACTTTGGTGTCGAAGTAAATGGTTGGATAACAGATTCGGCCTTTACTGTTGCTTTCAATGAAGATTATAAAAATCTATTAGATGGTGTTAAAGATGCTACATATACGGGAATCAAAAATGCTGCCGTAGATGTAAATATTAAAGAATGGGGTGAAAAAATACAAGAAGTAATGGAATCTTATGAAGTTGAAATAGACGGAAAAACTCTTCCAATCCAAGTTGTTAAAAATTTAGGCGGTCATAATATCCTTAAAAATAGAATTCATGGAGGAGTATTCTTACCAGGAGCCTATATTTCTCATTATCCTGATAATCTTAAATTTAAAGAAGGAGTTTATGCGGTCGAAACATTTGGTTCCACTAAATCAAATGTGGTACATGAAAGAGATGAAGAAAATACTATTTATATGAATAAATCTTTAACCACCTCCGAAGTTGCAAAAAATAAAAATTTAAGTTCTTTTTATTCTGACCTATTAAATAAATTTAAAACTATCCCTTATTGTGATAGATATTTAGATAAATTATATGACGAGAAATTATATAAACCTAAAATGGAAAGTTTAGTTGACCAACAATTGATTAATAAATACCCATCTTTATATTGTAGTAAAGATGGTATGACAGCGCAATATGAACATACTATATATTTAAAAGAAGGAAAGAAGATAGTATTTTCTGAGTCAACGGATTATTAACTTATACAGTTAATTTTTATTTTTTCTATTTAAGATATTTATCTTTGTAGTTAAGATATTTATCTTTGTAGTTAAGATATTTATCTTTGTAGTTAAGATATTTATCTTTGTAGTTAAGATATTTATTTTTGTATTTAAAATATTTATTTTTGTATTTATTTTCATAATAATCTCCTAACATTTTTATATCCATCTTTTTAGGATAAAATTTCTTCCTTAAGATATTATTCCCATCAAACATAAATTTCATATTAGTAACTTTAGAAACATCCCAATTAGTTAACATATTATCAAATTGACTTGTTCCAAAAAACATACTACTCATATTCTCAACATTAGAAACATTCCATTTATTCAAATTTGAATTAAAATTTTTAGCATTCAAAAACATACCTTCCATATTTTTAACATTTGAAACGTCCCAATCATTTATATCTTTATTATAATTTATGGCATTACTAAACATACCTCTCATGTCTATTACATTAGATACAATCCATTCATTTAAAGGTTGGTCGAATTCTGTTGCTTTAGCAAACATAATACTCATATTAGTAACATGTGATACATCCCACTTTTGAAGAGGTTGATTAAAGATACTTGCATTTTCAAACATTGATTCCATATTATTTACCAAGGATACATTCCATTTATTTAATGGCTTATTAAATTTATTAGCACCATTAAACATATGTTCCATATTTCTAACATTACCTACCTTCCAATCTTCCAAAGATTGGTTAAAATTAATTGCATTCGCAAACATCCATGACATATCCATAACTTTACTAACATTCCATTCAGACAAATCTTGATTAAAGTATGTGGCTTGAGCAAACATGTGATTCATTAATATAACATTTTCAGTTTTCCAACTATTAAGATATTTATTAAATATTTCCGCCCCTGAAAACATAAAAGACATATTGTTAACTCTAATAGTATTCCATTTATTCAATTCTTGGTTAAAAGTTTTAGCTAATGAAAACATCTCTTGCATATTTTCAACATTAGAAACATCCCACTTATCCAACTCTTGGTTAAAATTAATAGCACGTTTAAATACACCTTTCATATTGGTAACAGTGAATACATCCCATATATTTATGTTATGATTAAAATCTGTAGCATTTTCAAATAAGGATTGCATATTATCTAATTGTTTAAATTGCCAATTATATAAAGGTTGATTAAACTTGATAGCGTTTTTAAACATACCTTCAATTGTAACCACTTTTTTAACATTCCAATTATCTAAAGGACTATTAAACAAAATACAATCTTGAAACATATATTTACATGACATCAAATTATCTAATTCCCAATTATTTAAATCTTGATTAAAATTAATAGAATTAGAAAACATGTATGACATACTTATAACTTTTCTCATGTCCCACTTATTTAAAGGTTGATTGAATTTTTTAGTACCAAAAAACATTCCTTTCATATTAACAACATTCGAAACATTCCAACTATTAAGTGATTGATCAAAATTAGTTGCATGATAGAACATACCTTTCATCGATTTAACACTTGAAACGTTCCATTTTTCTAATGGTTTATTAAATTTATAAGCATGAGCAAACATATAATCCATGCTCTCAACCTTAGATACATTCCAATTATTAATATCATCATTAAACTTTTTTTCATCATAAAATAGATTATTCATGTTAGTAACTTGACCTACATTCCACGTATTAATATCACCAAAATTATCTATTGCTGTTTGTCTATCTTTATTCCATAATAAAACTGCCTTACTTAAAGTATCATTATTAAAAATTTCTTCTGCAAGTTCTTCTAAATTCATAATTATAAATAAACTAGATTTAAAAAAATAATATTAAAAAAATAATATTAAAAAATAAGTGTATATATAATGTTAGGTGGTAATCATCAAACTGTTAAGGAAGCATGGGATGCTATTATTGAAAATTTAATACAAATTAGAACAAGATATCCAGTATTAGATGGATTAAAATATTGGGAAACAATAAAAATATTTTTAGAAGAAATAGATGCTAGAAATAATATTAAAATTACTTACAACCCAACACATAAAGATATAGTAACAAAATTCGAAAAATCTTTATATCATTTACCTGAAAAAGATGAACAAGGAAATTTAATTGAGAAAAATCATTTCTTATTACAACAATTAAATCTACCTTATAAAGATAAAGGTAATGTATCTTTCCGTCGTTTTATGCAAATAGCATTAAATATTGGACAATTCGAATCTTTTAATAATACAGAACATTTTTCCCCTGAAATTATAGAATTAATTAAACAAACCAAATTATCAGATATCAATACTTATATGACAACGGATAATTATAACAAATTTATTTTTGAAGATGCTGATTTATTTAAATTAAAACATATCTTAGATAATTTAAACAAAAATCCACCTCTAAAACAAGTAGGTGGTAATAAAATACGAAGATATCAAATTAATTATATCTATTAAAGGAAATCACATAAGTGTGAATTAAAATATATGGTCTTGCTACTCGTTATAAACCAGATAATACTTTTTAATTAACCATTAACAGATCTAGTTTATGACTATTTTCATCTAAAATATTTTTATAGATTGAAATTAACGTATCTTCATCGTCTTTCTCATCCTTTCTAGATATTTCATCTGCATGTTCAATTAAAATTTTATTTAAATGACTATAAGCAGATATAACTTGGTTTCTAGATTTAGCTCCAGTTATTATAATATTACCTTTTTGAAAAATAAATATACTTATTTCTTTTTGATCAACATTATCTTCTGGGGGACAATATTTAATAATAACACAAGCTCTAATACATTTTTCATAAGAAGCTGATATCTTTTTCTTCAAAAGTAATCTATAAAATTTACTTCTATCAATTTGCAAATTAACTTGATAGTTTGAATTTATCATATCAATCTTAAAACTTGTTACATCAATATTTGTTGAATTTTCAACAAAACTAATATGTTCTATCTTATCATCTATTATTCTACCTTTTTTTTCTTTTAAACGATATGTTAATTTATTAATAACATTGTTAACTTCTTCGATTTTTTTGCATCCAGACATTTGAATAGACCCATTTTTAAACAGTTTAACATTAATTGTTTTTTCATCGTTAATATCAGTATACTCACCATTATTAATTCTTATCACTACTGTAATTTGATTATAAAATTTTTGTGTCTTATTTTTTTTAGTTCCTATTTTTTTGCGCTTGTTTTTCTTTTTTTGTTCTAAAAGAGTTCTAATTTTATCGTCATTCATCTTTACTGTTAGAATATCATCGCTATTTAATTGTAAGTAATTTTGTATATGTTCTATGTTAATTTCACTACCTATTTTGGCTGAACAGCACATAGTTGAAATAGATACACCTGTAGGTAGATTATTAACTTCATGTTTCTTAAAATCTATAAAATCAAGAAACTGGAAATCATTCCAAGAGAATTTTGTCATACTATTATATTTAAAGAAACTATCTTTAACTCGTTTTGTTTTCAATTTTATTCTAGTAACATTAGTACTCTCATATATTAAAGATGTATATTTATAATATATCTTTCAATTATTGGTGATACCAATGACATAAAGTAAAATTTAGAAAGTACTTTTTTATAAGCACTTTATTTTCTAGTATTAATATATTAATGGAATTACCTTTTTCGCCAACAAAAGATATAAACTTGATACAACGAAATATTAAAAATCCTAAAAATATTAGATTAAAATTAAAAAGATATTTAAATATTAAATTAATTCAAGGAGAAAAATTAAAACTCAAGAGAGTCTGTAAGTAAATTATTTTTCTCAATATAATGAGTTCTACATAATGGAATATACTTGTCACTTCCTCCAATTAATACTTGGTCACTCTCATTTACAATTCTATGTGTAAATATTGCTTCTTCTTGACAAATATTACAATTGGATGCAAGTTTTGTTATTGTATTTGCTATGGGAAGTAAATTTAATATTTCACCCATTGGCTTTCTCTGATAGTCACCGTCTAATCCGGTTACAATAACATTAATTTTTAATTTTTCTAAACACAATAGACAAAAATCATATAGATGTTGAAAGAATTGACCTTCGTCAATAATAACATATTGAATCGATTCAGATCGCATAGACTCAAGTTCTTCAAAGACTTCTTTTAAATTCGATGTTACTTTACAATGTAATTTTTTTAGATTATGAGATATAATATAGTTTTTGTCAATATTTTCAGTATATCGATCATCTATATGTGGTTTCACAGCAAAATATTTAATACCCTTTTTATCAAATGCCTCCATGATTTCTAGAATTTTAGTAGTTTTTCCAGAAAACATAGGACCCAATATTATATCCAATTTAGAATTATGGTTCATTTAATAAATAGATTAATTGATATCCAATTAATTTATCAATATTTTTTAAAAAATTTAAGATAGAATATAATAGCTATAATTAAAGTCAATATGCCAATAATTCGATACAATTTATTATTACTTTCGCTTGAACATTTTGGAACTATACATTCGGGACATTCTTTGGTTTCTATCTCATTTAATTTTGTATTTTGTATTTTAATATCTTTTCTTAGTTTGTTGTTCTTATTAATTTCATTTTCTAATTTATCTTTCATTTTATTATCAATCCTATATTTAAGTTCATCTAATTTTAAGTTGACATCTTTAGTAGATTGATCATATTCATATATTTGTTTTGTTTGAACTTTTAAATGTTTATTAACATTTATTGCAACGGTTTCTAACTGTTTTATATCTTCTTCCAGTTCAATCTTAATTTCTTTTTGTTCTTTATTATTTAATTTTTTATATTGTTCTAATTCCTTAATATTTTTTTCTAATTGTATAATTTTATTATTTTTAAACGAGAGTAGTTTAATATTTTTTTTTCTTAATTCTCTAATTTTATTGTTCCTATCTTTAATATAAGATTTCAAATTTATATCATGTATTATATCTTCTTTTACTTGAGTTGGTGTAAAATATTCTTTTTCAATATTCTTATATTCAATTATTGATAATTTAGGCATTATATAATATTTGATATTTTTTGTTTATTTAAGGAAATATTTCTCATATTAGCTAATGAAGGTTTTATCTTGGGATGTAGGAATTATTAATTTAGCTTATTGTATGATCGAATACACCGATAATAATTGGAAAATTCTTGATTGGGGAATTATTAATTTAACAGAGCGAGAAAAATTAAAATGCTGTTCTTGTGGTAAAAATGCATCTTGTTATACAGACGTTAGTAATAACAATGTTTATTACTGTAAAAAACATCTTCCAAAAGATTTAAATCCACCAGAATTTGAAAATTACTTTAAGGAAAATAAAGAGAAAAATTGTACATGGTCAACTGAAAAGAATACATGTATTAAAAATAGTAAGTATCAAACATTAGAAAATTGTTATTATTGTAATAGCCATTCCAAAACAATCTTTAAAAAAGTAGAAGACCAATATAAAATTAAACCGATCAAGAAAAAAGCAGTTGGGTCAATTTTAATTGATGATCTAAAACGTGAATTAATATCTAAATTGGAAGATAAAAAATCTTTTTTAGAAGCAACAACTATATTGATTGAGAATCAACCCAGTATGAAAAATCCAAAGATGAAAGCAATATCATCAACAATTTATGATTATTTTTTGATTAGAGGTATATTTGATAAAGAAAGAACTAAATCAAATATAACTAGAGTAAAATTTATGTCACCTTCTAATAAACTTAAATTAGCAGATGAAGGAGATACTAAAAAATTAGTAAAATTGAAAGGGGATGATGCGAAAACATATAAATTAACAAAATCATTAGGAATCAAATATTGTCAAGAAATGATAAAACCATTTGAAAATTGGAAAACAGTCTTCAACCAACATAAGAAAAAGGATGATTTAGCAGATAGTTTTCTTCAAGGAATGTATTATTTTAATGAAATGATGTAATAAAAATTGACCATACTATATATGTTCGGCAAAAACTTGTTAGTTTATTCAAAAATTTAAATATTTTGAATAAGCTAAATAAAAATTGATAAATATTTGTTAATATACATTAGTCAATTATATAATGGAATCAGTTAAATTTTACTGCAATAATAAGCCTCAAGTAGGCGAAATAGTACAAGTCACTTTTACAGAAAGAAGTGATGAACATGCGATTGGGTATCTTACAGAATATGATGGAAATGTCATTATGGCATTTTCTCAGGCTACAAAACGTAAGAAGATTAGAAGTATTAATAAACTTATACCATTGAATAAACCAATGGCTGCGATTATTGAAACGTTTAATGAATCATCTAACGATGGCGATGTAAGTCGAGCATATCTAGATGATTCAGAAGAAAATTATAATAGTAAGTTTATCAGTAATCGAAAATTATATAATGGAATATATCAAATTTGTCAGAAATTAAAAAAAGATTTTAATAGTCTATGGGAAAATCAGATTTATCCTTTTCTCGTCGAGATTAAAACAGACGATGAAACAGAGTTTGTTCTAGACGAGTTTATTAATAATATTGATAAATTTGAACAAGTATTGAGTGACAAGATACTATTTGAAGAAATTAAAAAGAATTTTAGTTCAATTGAAATTAATGAAAAATTTAAGAAAACAGTTGGTATTATTTCAAATGACGGAGTAAATTATACTAAAGAACTGGTTGAGAATAGTTTAAATCATGATGATATTGAAGAATATAAAGATTGTATTAGTATCAAATATTTTAATACCCCTAATTATTTAATAGAAACAAATGTTTCCGAAGAACTATTAAATGACTTTATTAATATCTTACAAGAAAATGCAAAAGCAATTAAAAATGTATATGTAAAAACAAACTAATTAATTTAACTTAAAAAGCTGGACACACCCATATTCATTTTTATATTATTATTTTTTTTTTTTTTAATCAATAATGTTTTATCTAAACTATATTGACTAGATTTCAATGGCTTAGACCTTTTAAGTACTAAATCATCTGAATCTTCAAGTAATTTTTGATAAATGGAACTATTTGATTTATGATTCGTTTTAACAGTTTTTTCAAAAATATGAAGTCTTGTTTCAAGTGGAGGATGTAGAAGTGTATAACTATGATTATTAATAATTGAATTTGTTCTAAAATCTTCTATTGTTAAATTTCCACCATATTCTTTTAATTGTTTCCAATCTGGTGCTGCAGTAATAGCTATATTTGTATCATACGTATTATAATATAATAAATTCAATAGTGAAGTCCTCTTCCAAACATTTTCATTTATATCAATGTTATACGACAGTGCACAATTATAAGAACAGAAATGTCCTATACAATAAAATTTATTTTCAAAATATAATTCAGGTAATCCAACAGCAGGTGCATCAAATGCATTTTTACACCACCAACATTTTGTATCACACGAAAAGCTACTTTTAAAAATTTCAATATCATTGTTTTTAGTTAACTTCAATAATTTAGTTCGAAGTTTTAACATATCTTTTTCGATTCTCCCTATTTCACTAGTTATATCACTTTCCGAATTACTAATTAACTGGGTTTTCATATCTTTTTCAGATTTAATAAATACCGAATCTGATTCTGATTGAGTATTTAAAGTATCATCTTCTATTATTGTAGAACTAACTGAAAGTTCTTCTCCTTCTAAAACATCTTGTAATTTTATATTTAAATGAGCAATTAATGGTTCTTCTTCAGATTTTATATCTATTTTAGTAGACACAATGTCAATGATTTTACTCTTAGGTTTACGACCTCTTTTTTTAGGTATTTTATCATTATCAGACATATTATATATATATAATAACTTTTCTTTAAATTTAATAAAAAATTATTTAAATATATAAAATCAAAAAAAATATATAATATTATATATATGGATATTAATAAATCTGATTTTAAGATTATTTATAATATAACAAAAAATTTTAAAAGTTCAAATAACTTTGACCAATTAATAAACAATGTAAATAATAATAAGGTTGAAGACAATAATTTTAGAAATGTAATAAATAATAATAATATAAATAATGTAATAAAGGTTATTAACAAACTTAATAAGTTTTCCTTTCCTAATAATAACGATTCTGACGCAACAAGTCTATATGTACCTGATACAATTAGTGATATTGACAGTGAAACAAGTATAGACGATGTTACCAGTACCTTTATTCCTGCTATTGAAAATGGTAATAACCAAGTTGATAGCGAAACAAGTTACAATATAGATTATAATTATAATTTTAATACCGAAGAACTTAATAATTATAATAGTGAAACAAGTGAAAATAGAGATATAGTTAAATATGAGAATATGGATGATATTATTAATAAATTATTAGACACTGATACATTAACACCCAAAAGAATTAGAGAAAAATATAATAGTAATAATGATATTAGAGATTTACTAAATATGATATAAATTTTATTTAATCATTATAATTTATAATAATTAAATAATTTAAATAATTTAATTAATTTTATTAATTTTAATTAATTGTCATTATACTCTTTTTCTTTCTTCCTTTTTTTGCTTCACTACTATTCATAGAACTATTTCCAACAATACGATCATTATTTGAACTAGTTTCTTCTTGAGTATCTGAACTATTATTCTCGGAATTATGTAATCTATTTAATATATCTTTTACATTCATAGGAGCTTTTATACTAGACTGATTGTTAACTGAAGGTGTATCTATGGGTTGTGATGTATTAACTGGAGCATAATTTTTGTGTTGGAATGTATTCATATTATTAGAACTTTCTTGTTGATCTTTAGATTTTCTTTTTAATTCTTTTTCTTTATCAATCATCGCTTTTCTCTGTCTCTCAATATTAATCTCTTGTTCAGTCATAAATTGTGAACTTTCTTTTTGAGGATTCATCATTTTTGCTATCAAATCAGGATTATTCTGTAACATCTTTTCTACACCTGGTAAATTTTTAAATGTAGATTTTGAGAAATGGAAAGCTGAAGCAGATGCAATAATTAACATTAATAATTTAATTTCAGGTGGCATTTGTTTGCCAGTACCTTTATATTTTTCATATATTTCTTCAATAACTTCCTCATAACTATCAACCTCAACACTCATATGTTCTGACCATCCTACTAACTGAAAATCAAATGGATCATATTTATCATTTAAAAATTCAACTGCAGAAACAGTATTTAATAAAATATTTTTATATAACTTTACACCATTTCTTTTACTAGCAAAACTCTTTAATAACTCAAATTCATATTCCATCTCTTCAATAGATGAGTCAAAATTATAACTTTTTGATAAGTCATATCCTTTTGTTTTCAATTCTGATAATTTTCTCAATAATTCTATTTTTTTCATTCGTAACTCTTGGGGAGAAAGATCTTTTCTTGTCTCAGGAATTAAAGATGGAATAAAACTTGTATTATTCATATTATTTTTAGGACTTTTATTATTTTTAGGACTTTTATTATTCTTAGGACTTGGATTTATTGGTGATAAACTAACCTTTTTAACATTAGCTTTTGATGAAGAATTAGATTTTTCTGTTGTATTATTTGTATTATTTGTATTACTTTCTTCTGAATCTGAAGAACTTTCTTCTATTATTTCACTTAATGAACTCGTAGATCCACTTTTATTATCTGAATTATCATTTAACTTATTTTGATTTGCTAACAAGTTTAAATAATAATCTGTATCACTACTTTCGGGTTTTTTTAATTTCAACTCTTCAGCTTTATTATTTGCTTCTAATTTGGATGGAGACAACTTTATTTTATTATCATTATCATCTAAAATATTAAAATCTAGGTCTGCAGAAGTATCTGAATCATTATTCATTATAATATATATTAATATTCTTTTCTTTAACTTAACGCAAAGCAAAAATTTTTATAAATAATTTTTAATTTATTTCAAATAGTTAGTTTAAATAAATTAAAAATTGTTTTGTCTAAAATTGTTTTGTCTATTTATAGTGCATTAATGCATTTTCCATTATCACAAATTTCATCATCGTCGCAATTATCTGTACCATCAGACTTATTAACACAACCTCTCTCTTCCTCTGGTCTAATATAACTCTCTTCTTCTGGTCTAAAATAATTCTCTTCTTCTGGTCTAAAATAATTCTCTTCTTCTGGTCTAATATAATTATCTTCTTCAATAAGAGTTTCATCCATTTCCTCATCATTATATTCTATATTATCAGTTAAATCATTCATATCGGAGCTTTGATTATTAGAATCAGTATTATTAGAATCGATATTATAAGAATCACTATTATAACTGCTATCCAATTCACTACCATGTTTATCTAAAACTCCTGCATTATCAGGATCTGTATTTACTACATTATCATCCATACCGGGTATATCATCTGTGTTAGTAAAAGTATCAAATATCTTTTGTTTGGAAATAATATTCATAGTAACAACGAATCCCATAGCAATTAATATAGATATTTTTGGGTCTTTATTACCTCTATAAACAATTAAACTTAAAAGAAATATCCTGAAGATAGGATTTTCAAACAAATTAGTAAGAAATTTTGGCAATTTAGGACGTGCTAAACTAGCATATGTTACTAAAAATATAGTTACAATTGTTGATGAATATTTATTTTTAAAAATAGAACTTAAACCTGTATCTAAAATGTCCATATTATATA